CTATTCTGCTTTATCCCCAGGGACCACCTTATCCCCTGCTTCATCGACCGCCGTCCTGGCTGCGGCCAGGCCCTTCACCAGGATCTCCGGCACGTCCACCCCCAGGGCCACCATATTCTCCACAATGCTGGTCAGCTCATTCAAGATATAGACAGCCAACGTAAACCATCCGATGAGCTGCAGAAAGCCAAGGTTGATTCCCAGCACCGTGCCCAGGTCCATGAGGACGAAGGAAACACCGAAGGACAGAGAGACAATCACCCAATAGCTGAACTTCTTCACAATACCCCGTGCTCCCTTGGCACTGGACAGGGTACCAGTAGCCCGGGCCTTCATCAGGCCATAGATGTAGTCAATCACGTTCAGACCCAAGAACAGCGCGAACACAGGCCAATGAACCCCGAAAACGTATGTAAGCCCGGAAACGATGGCCGCGCCGATCAGGTTCGCCTTATCCGCAAATGCGGAGAAGACGGAAGGAATGTTCTCCATATCAGTTGCTCTCCTTTCGAATGTACTCCGCCATGGCGTGGATCAAGCACACCACATTGGCGTCCGCGTAGCCGCTGCCGGTCTTCCAGTAGTCCGGGCTCTTCACAATCCCGGCCCGGGCCAGCACCTCCACGTCGGTGTCCAAGTCGGACACCGGGGGCTTCTCCCCTTCACACAGCCGCAGGAAAGCCTCCCAGCCGCCGGGCGTGTTCCGGATCGTTCGGGGGCAGTCCTTGCCGTTCCAGTGGTGGTGCTGCACTACCCGCTCCAGGGGGATACTGTGCTCCGCCATCAGGAGGCGCACCAGAGAGGCAGCGTTCTGCTTGGCCTTCTCAAAGTTTCCGCCCTCATTGACGCAGATCTCGATGCCGATGCTCTTGGTGTTGCCGGGGCCCTTGGCTCCGTCCCCGGCGTGATAGGCCGTCTCGGTATCCGGCAGGTGCTGGACGATGGCGTGGTCGTCCACCGTGTAGTGCCAGCTCACCATATTTTTGTAAGCACTATACCCCTTCAGGTAAGAGGCGTGGGCCGCCGCGTCCGCCCCCCTGGCTGCGTTACCAGTCTCGTGGATGGTTAGATAACTGCACAGATTGATGCCGCCAGGACGATTCTTTCGGCCCTGTGGGATATAGTCGGTCTGAATGGCGATGCCGCTGTCGGTGGTCCGCTGAGGGGCCTTTACCGGCTCCAGGTAGTCCAGAGAGACCCAGCCCTTGTCCGTGCGTCCCCAGCCGTCCCGCTCCTCCAGAACGACAACCACCATGCCGCAGGGGTAGGCTCCCGTCTTTCCGTAGCCCGTACCCGGGCCGCTGCGGATGTTGACGCCGATGGACGGCGTGACCTTGTACTGTTTGCTCATGGTATCCTCCTTGTCCGGCGGCTCAGCGCCGTCTTTTCGTTTGTAGATCAGCAACCAGGACCGGCAGATGCGCCGCTGGCTGGGTGTCACCTCCAGTCCCGGCCCAAGGGTGCCCTGGGATGACCAGGAGCCGTCCCACCGGAGGATGTGGACGCACCCGCGCGCCCGGAGGGCCTCCTCCAAGGAGTCCGTGGTTTCCGGCGTATCTTTGGAGCACAACAGCACTACCACCGTGCCGTCAGCCTTTACGCCGGTATAGGTCCAGCCATTGCGCCCGCCGTCCTTGTCGGTATACCGTCGGCCGTTGATATCCACCGGCGGGCAGCCGATGGCGTAATCATAAACGGTCTGGTCCTCGGTGCCGATGGTGAGGCGGCCCGCCTCGTCGATCAAGATGCCGTACTCGTGGTATTTGGGTCGCAGACCCCACGCGCCGCCGATCATGATTGCGCTCTGATGGGCGTATGCTTTTGCCTTGCCGGGGATGTTTGTCAGCGCGAAGAGTGCCAGGTTGACCACGCCCACGCAGTTTGGTCCCTGCTCTGCCTTGATTTGCTTCCAGGTGAGACGCTTCACATTATCGTACAGATGAAAACGGTATTTATCTTGCTGGTATTCCGCGATTTTGTAACTCATGCGATCTCCTCCCACTGCCACATACTGGGCGTATCCGGCGGCCAGACACAGGGGGTCATGCTACCGCCCACGGCCACCCGGTACACCTTGTCTTTGTACGAATAGTGCTTTCCGGCAATGCAGTCCATCCCCAGCACCCACGGGATGGGATCATCCGCCGTCCCGGCGTGTTGCTGGTCAATGGGGCGGTAGACCGCCAGCATGCCATCCCCGTGGGGCGGCTGGCCTTCCTGAGGCGTGACATCCTGCTCCACGCGGTAGAGCTGGGCTCCGTCCTGGAGAATGCGGCCCGCCGGGAGCTCCTTCCCCGCTGCCAGGACATCCTCCCATGTAGGAAACAGATCCGGCATCTGGAGGGCCGTGGCGTCCTCGATGTCCACGGCGGCCGAAGCAAAGGCCATGACCGCCGCCTCCATCTGACTGGTGCGGGACGGACGCGCCGGATGGATGGCCGCCCGGTCGGCCTCGATCTCCTCCGCCGTGCGCTCCACCGCTTTGCCGTCCACCAGCTTGTACCGCGGGATGCCGTCCTCGGTGTACAACCCACCGTCAAAGTAATGGCTCTGGCACAGGTTGTACCTATCTCCCGTACCTTCGTCAATCTCGATCCACCCTGATAGGGCTGCCGGGGTGGTATAGCCTCCATCGCAGAGTGTGATCCGTCCGCGCTCGTCGGCCTTAACATAGACTTTCGACTTTATAATTTCCATATGTCACCTCACAGGTTAGCGTCCAATATAGCTCGCTCCACATTTACCTCGATGTGAACACCATCAGCCAAAGTCAATCCGTGCGCCTCTTTTGTGGCGCGTACTCTGATTGCATTCGAGGAAATACCAACAACGCTAAGGGAAAAACCACTTTGTGTCCCTTTTGCGTCTGCATATACAATAAAATCGCTCTGTGTTAGAGCCGGAGTTGTTCTCATTTCTACCGGAACAGGGATGGAAAAGTCGATGTAGTTCGGCTGAAAATGGACAGCGGGTGAGATAAAATACCTCCATAGTGCAAGCTGGCGCCTCTGGCACTCCGATAGTTCCCATCCATAGTGCAGGGTATCAAAAAGATGTACACCGCCAGACTTATCCATCCATCCAAGCGTGTGGAAGGTGCCCTCCTCCATCTTTGCGGCGTACATCCGAATTTTGCACCCCTTGCCGCATACAAAAACAAATTTCAGGGAGGAGGTCAGCGTCCCGGCGGTGTCCGTCAGTGAACAAAAGCCCTTTTCGGCCGGAATGGCAACATCTTTTTTGTACTCGTCAAAGATGTTCGTGATGTAGCAATACTCTGTCCCGCTGATCCGCTCGGCCAGCGCGGACAGAGTGAGGGTCTTACCACTGTAATTGGAAGGTGCTTCCACGGTGCACTCAAACGTTGCAAAGTTTCCAGACGGCGCCTCCAACTCGATGCAGTCGTCTTTTACAGTCAGTGTACCGCTGTTCAGCTTCCAGCCGTCAATGGTGTAGCCGTCCGCATAACTGAGCTTCCCCCGCTGATTTATCGGGAAAATTCCGCTTCCCTTCTGGCTTCCTCCGCCGACAAAGAAACCGTTACGGAGGAGTGTGGGCCGCACTCCCGCCCCCAAATTGGCAAGCGCCTCCTGCGGTGTCTTTGCCCCGCCCAGGGCATCTATGGCGTCGTCGATCTCCTGGGCGGAGTGGTCAAATTCCGTCACCTGGGTCAGGATGCCGTTGACCATGATTTCTGTGGTATGTGCCATGTTACCTCCTCAATAATAGACCAGTACCAGGCCTGGGGCCCCGTCACCGCCCTCGCCGCCGTCTCCGCCAGATCCACCCAGACCAGACCACTCGCTGGACGAGTCGGGTCCTTTTGCGGGGCCGCCGCCACCGCCGCCTCCACCGCCGTGTCCGGCACCTCCTCCCTGCCCACGTCGGAGTCCGTTGTCGGCTTTTACCGGGGTAGCTCCATCGCCTCCATCGCCGCCGTCCGCAAATGGCTGGCTGCTCACGTTTCCGCTCTCGCCATCGTTTCCGTTTACACCAGCAGCAGCTCCTCCACCGAGGCCGCCAAGGCCGTAGTAGCTGCTATAATGGTCGCTTTCACCCTGTTCGCCCGGACGATAGATCACACCCTTGTACTCCACGTCCTCGCCGGGCACGACCTCTGTGCCGCTCTCTCCGGCTCCGGAGCCTCGCCCGCCGTGGATGCCGCTGATGCCTACGTCTCCATAAATCGATCCGTCAAAGAGATTGACGTAGCCCTCCGGGGCGCTGCGGCCATTTGCAGAAGAGAGTACCCCAAAGGTGGTCTCACCGCCCGGCTCAGCTTCCGCGTCCAAGGTAGCTCCCTTTCCGCCAGGGCCGATCTTTACCCCAAAGTGCTGTCCGGGCGAGGCATGGATGGTCTCTACATAGATCTTGCCGCCGTTGCCTGGCGTGCCGGGCGCGCCTCCCTCGCCGGCGGTGCCGTACTTGTCGGTGGATGCTTTCCCACCCTTTTCGCCTGGGCTTCCCAGGTCACCGCCGTCGCCCCCGCCGATGACTACCACCCGGGCCTTGCCCTTGCACTCCGGCGGCATGACAAAGTCGGTGTCCTCGGTCAGGACCGCCACGTGCTCGTAGTAGTTGCCCGACGCGGTGGGGATATAGCCGGAGACAATGGTGGCTCGTGCTTTCATTATGGCCGACATTGTCACATCGAGCTCCGTTATATACCCTTGCGCGCTGTCTCCGAAAGGGTCGGTAAATTTAACCGCATCTCCGGATTTCTGTGTTGTCATCACGATGTCCGCTTCGATCTCACTGGCAGACCCATAGTAAGCCATGAGCCGATCAGCGACATTTTCAGAGTTGAGCAGGTTCACAAGAGTACAGGCGCTTGATGGTATGATATTCGGAGATCCAGAGGTCTTTTGCCCCCTCGACAGCACCCGCTCGGTGTGCGTGTATTTTTGTCCAGTCAGTACCGCTGCAGAGGATGGCCCGATAACGGCGTAGTTGGCTCCACTCTCCAGTATCGTCACGTTGTCAGCCTGAAGATCATGCATGGGCTCAGAAAAGTCCACCAATACGCCCATCATCCTGGCCCCTTTCGGCGTTACTATTGATTCTGCCGCCGCTTCTCCATCAAATAGAGTGACACGCTCATCCGCTGTTAAGGCCATGAATGTATGCTCCGTGATATTTATTCCGGAGGCCGGCGAAAGCCCCGCCACGCTTCCACCCTGGTATACCTCGTCTGCGGTTATTTCATACGGTTCTCGTCCTCTCTGAGGCTCAATTACCACCGCGCCCGTGCGGTCCTTCCGTATCTGCCCACCCATAGCGAAGAGGACGTCTCTGAGAGCGTCCCGCCTGGACGACTTTTTGAGCCAGCCGAAAACGGGCTGCTCCCCCAGAACCGGGTCAATGGTGTACGAAAATATGCCATGTACAATGTCAGCGACAAGTTCCCCCACAGAAATGCCAGTGTACACCCCGCCATAGTAGGTATCCGTCAGCAGCAGCCCAATGGCGGAGATCGCCTGCATTTTGTAGTCATAAGGACCGACGCGTGTAATTTTCTCCAGATAAAAGAGGCCGAACAGGTCACCCTCGTGAGTATACGTCACGGTCTCTCCGTAGTCATATTTTTTCAGTCCCGTGTCACTGGTGGCGGCGGCCAAAAGCTCGCCGTTCGCGGCAGCCAGCATACCGTCAACGGCCAAAAGCCGGACCTGAAGTTGGTAGTCCTTGACCACTGCGGTGAGCGTGTCCACCCCCAGGCTCTCAGCTACAAGGCTATCCGAGACAAAGGCCGACGTGGACACAAGCGACTCGTCAGCAGTGGTATAGGTTTTCCCGCAGGCTTTCAGCTCGTCCATCACTTTTCCTCCAGGGTCAGTGCCCATCCCTCACAGTACAGAACTCCTTCTCGTACCGGCGTCCGCGCCGCCGCTGACAGAGTTGGAATCATTTGAACCGATTCTTTTTTTCCACTCCTTGGTCGTATGTATTCGGCAGTCACATACGGTAGGCTGCACTCCACGGCAAGTGCCAGATATACATCTTCCGGCACTCCATTTCCAGTAAGGTCAAAGTGATCCTTTACCTTTACCAGATCCACGATGGTACTTCCTCCCTGTGACACTCCGCTATTCGGGCCTTCCACTCTTACAGGGTAATAGGATATTCCCCACTTGTTGAAGGCAGTGGAGAAGTCCTTCCCGTTGATTTTTATATTGAACCTCACCTAACCGCCTCCCACAAGAGAACCTCCGCGCAGAAGCATTTCCCTCTGGTTATACTTGTATTGCCTCCGTGCCATCACCTGTCCATCCATTGTTTCGGTGATATTTATTACGATCTGCTGATTGTCTCCATGCGACTGCCCTCGTCTAACTGCATCCATAAGTTCCGATACACTTGCCGCATTCAGCACAGATTCGCCTCGATGCAGCACGGCCTTATAGCCGTCGTATGGGACATACGGCAGTCCGGATGCATGGGATCCGTCCGGATCTTCCCCGGACATCTCCTTCTTTCCAGATCTCCAGAAAAACAGTTTATCCGCCAGCCAGTCCACTTTATTTTGGACCCATCCTGATATATCTGCCCATACTCCCTTGATTCCGTCCCACAGCTTGCCCATGAGCTCAGACCCCACGTCCAGCAGCTCGCCACCTAGCTCCAGGAACGCGTCAACCAGCTGGTCTATGATTTCTGGGGCCTGCTCCAGCAGGTATGGCAGATTTTGGATCAGACCCTTAACAATGGCCACAATTACGTCAATGCCAAAACTGAGGAAGTCGGGCAGCTTCTGCACAATCTTGTCCACCATGTTCTGGATGGACCGCTGGAGCTGCTCCTCCGCCCCATCCACTCCATTGGTGAAGTCCACAAAGGCGTTGACAATGTCGGCGATAGCTGGCCCGAACTCGCTCAGCAGTTTGGTTTTAACGTCGGCCACGGCTCCGCCCAGCTTCGCCATAGCCTCATCCAGCTGGAGCTGGGCATCACGGGCAGCCAGGGTCTGTGCGCTATTCTCTTTAAAGGCCTCCGTGGCGCCCTGGTACGTGGTGGACAGGGTCTCCGTGATTAACTTGTTTCTCTCCTGCTCGGTACCGCAGGCGGCCAGCTTCTCGTTGAACTCGTCCTCACTGATTCCAGCCCAGTTGAGTGCGTCTGCCAGTGCACCTGTGACCTGTCCTACCTTTGCGGTCTCATTGGATGCCTCGATTAAGGAGTTAATTGGGAGGGCATCTCCAAATGTACCGGTCACGCCTGCGGCTATATCCGTCCACTTCGCCACGTCCTCGGTGCTGGTCGCCAGCTTGGCCAGGAGCTGCCCTGCCTCCGTCGCGGTATCCGAATCTCCGATTACAGAGTACAATCCGTTATAGGCTTGCTTTGCAAGCTCTGCACTACCACCGGCGGCCTCCCATGCAGTTGTCAGCTTCTCCTGGTTCTCTCGGTACTCCTTGGTCTTTTCATCCATCTGGAGGAGGGCCCCCACCACAGCCGTGGCGGCACCGGCGGCAGCCACAGCCAGACCCGCTCCCCACTTGGCTGCGGTCGTGATGCCCTTCCCCAGGGTGCCCGCAAACTTTTTGGCCTTGCTCTCCGTTTTGCTTATGGAGTTCTCCGCCTCGTCAGTTTTGATAAGGACGGAGCCGAACAGCTTAAATATTTCCATGGTCGCGCGTCACCTCCCAGGCCCGCATGATACTACCCACTTCATCCATAATCTCCTCTGTGGGCTTGTCTGGCTTCGGCGTTAGCTCCGCCCGGAAGTCGTTGAAACTCATGTGCTGGTATCCGTTGATCCAGCGCTGGAACATGCGCTCCGTCTCCTCCGCCTCCATAGCGTGAAGAAGCAGAGCTATTCCGTCCTCTGCATCCATTTCAAGTATTGAGCGGGTATCATGGTATCTCCGGTGGAGTAGGTCGGTCAGTCCTTCCCAAGGATGCCGGAGACAGAACCGAAAAAAGTCGTCAGGTTGTTGGCCTCTGCGATTTCTTTCAGTGCGTGTAGGAGCGCGTCCAGCTCCATGGCCGCCACGTCCTCCGCTGTGCACTCCAATGGACCTGCCAGGAATTTATACACAAGGGCCTCCGCCTTTGGCTCCACCGCTGCTTCTATGACGGCCAGGACCCCGTCAACGCCCACCTGAGTTACGTCCACAGGCTCCCCCCCATCCTTTTTCTTTGCCACTGCGGTGACAATGCTGCGCAGCTGTTCCCTGGCGTCTGTGGCCTTTACCAGACGGCAGAAGTTAAAAATGTCAGAAGTGTTGAGCTTTCTCACGGTCAGGCCACCTCCGGGTAATAAATCTCAAAGGGCGGGTTATCCAGCTCGTCGGGGTCATAGTGGCCGGTGAAGGTCAGGGAGATGGTTCCCTCCGCCTTGTCCGCCATGGTCAGGCTCAGGCCGTTGGTGCAAATTGCATTTTTGACCACGATGATTACCGGCTTGTCAGATCCAGACAGCTTGCCAATCCATGCGATATTTTCCAGATAATCACTCAGCTTGATCTCGTTATTTGCGGTAATCTTGTTGTATCCTTCCGGCGTGGCCTCGGTCGGCGCGGTGTTGGAGCTCGCCAGTGCCAGTGCCATGGTTTCCGCGCTGATCTCCTTCACGTTGGCTGTGATAGTTACCACCCATTCATCCATTGCCTCAAGGCCTTTCGCAGCACCCTTCACTCCGTCAATTTCAATTCTTCGGATGGTAGGCACGGCGGAAAAGCTCCCTCCGCCCTGTGTGGCTCCGATTACTTTCGTGTCCTTGATCGTCTCCCATGTGTCGGTCGCCGGGTCAAAGTCCTTCACAAAAGCTCCTGCGTCCAGCAGGAGCTTTTTAGCGGTATTTGCATTGAATCCGGTAAAGGCCATTACTTATCTCTCCTTTCGGTCATGTGAATCTCAATCAGAAGTCGTCTGCGAATAATCGACCGGTCCTCCTCTGTCACAGGCTGCCGCCGGTCAACGTATGTGGAAAACTGGATTTCATCGTTCAGGTAATACCACTTATCAAAAAGCGCCTCCGCCTGGTCCGCTATGGTCTCGCACAGCTCTGTATTCGTCCCGTAGTCCATGCAGTTGATCTCCAACTCCAAGGTTTCCATGTCGTCTACTGAACCGATCGTCTCTAGTGTATAAACGATATACGGGCGGGCGGTTTCATCTCCCGCCTGCCCGTATTCTACTCGGGGGCATGCGGTGCGCAGTCTCGCCGTTATGGCCCTTCGCAAGTCCGAAGTTTTACTCACCTTGATATTCCCCCTCGTCTATCAGTGACAGAGCATGCTGCTCGTCCTCAATTGCAGACAGGTATGCTCCCTCAATGTCCCGTATAGTCTTGATGTTATCTTTGACGGTATTATAAAGTGCGCCTATTTTTGGCTGCTTCTCCGTCCCCAGCTCCTGGAAACCGCCGTAAAATCCGCCCGGCTTGAATCCAACCTGCAGGTCGCCATCTTTCTTACGGACCCAATACTGTGTATTTTTTGCCACGCGCCCGGTCCTCCGCTTTATCTGTTTTCTGGCTCGGTTGCAGATAAAGCGACCAACATCCCGAAGGGCGGCGCGGGTCAGCTCCCGCAGGGTGTAATTTACCCGGTCCACATTGGAGGTAAACTCCACGCCGTCCTTCTTGATTTTTACGATCCCATTCGGGATGCTCACGATCATACCTCCGCTACGGTCAGCTCGATGGACTGGTCTTCTCCCCGGTAGGTGTCCACCACCCGGAAAGTTTTGCCCTCATATTCCACCTTCTCCTGGCCGTTGTAGTCATAGCGATCCTGGAGGACGAATCGGTACTTTGGACGGATACCCACTGCCATTGCCTGGAGTTTGTAGGACGCGCCCACGGACTTGACGCGGGCAAATACGTCCACCTTGGCCTCCACCTCTACCTCGTCCCCGATGTCGTTCACCGTTGTGGTGCCACCCACCAGCGTGATCACCTCGTTCACGGCTTTACACCTCCGTTATACTCAGGAATCAGAGACAGGGCGCTTTTCAGATCGACATAGGCTTTCTGGTACTGGTCCGCCTTTCCCATGTAGTCGAACTGCCAGCGTGCGTATTGCTTGATCGCCTGCCCTATCAGGGCGTCATCCACGGCCTGGACTCCAGCAGTGCCAAGGTCCAAAACCGCAGCGTCGATGGTACTCTGTACCTCATCATCCAGCTTGCTGGAGGTCACGCGGATAGCCACTTTCACTTCTTCAACTGTGATCACTCAACGATTCCCTCCTTCAAGGCTTCTGCGCCGCGGCTACTATGGTTGCGCTCTCAATAGGTGGTGGATTATCCCCCTGCCGTGAGCTTAGCAAACGCAGACGCCAGGCCCACCTTTACGTCAAATACAGCGACACCCAGATACTTCGTGGAGTTGGTATCGATGTCGTATCCCTGTCTTACAGTCACATCCTCCGCCATGGCGCCGATGAGCTTGGAGAGGTCACCCGCTGCTACCGTATCATCCGGCACATTGTCATCGGGCATCACTTCCACACCGTATACGATGGCCACACCTCCGTCAAAGCGTACGATGCTGGATTTGCTATTGTCCTGGAGGGGCAGCAGCTTGGTATACAGCGTCTTGCGGTTACACAAAATGGTGATCTCTCCCTTGACAGATCCCAGGAGTGCCTGCACCGACGCCGTATCGATAGCGGTCCCTGCCGACGCAGCAGAGCCGAGCAGTGCCGTGATGCACTTGCTGTTAATCTTTCTGGCGATGGCTTCTCCCAGTGTCTTGGCAAGCCATGCCTCAAAGGCCGGTACGCTCATCAGCTTTGCCGCTTCACTGACCTGGATCATCTTTACGATCTCGGCCGGCACCAGCTGGATCTTGGTCAGCGTATCTGCCGCCGCCGTGATGGAAGCGTTCTCAGTATGATCCTCCGCCTCGTTGTTGGTACCCTCCACATAGTAGGTCAAGTTGACTGCACTGTAGATGACCGTCATCCGGGACAGGATGGGGGCATGGTCCCGCACCACCGACATGATGGCGTTTGCGGTCATAACTGCAATGGCGCCGTTGGCGTTGGTGTAGGCGCGCTGTTCCACGTCAGAGAGCTCCTTGCCCTGCAGCTTTCTCAGCCAGAGGGAGCGATACTCCTCTGTGTCGGGAGTGAGCTTGCGCTCCTCCTGCTGATTGGGCAAGGTGCGAACCACAGTACCGCCGCCGCTGCTGATATCATTCAGGATCTGCTTGCGGGTCTCTGCCGCGTCCACGATCCGCTTGCGCTCTTCCTTGAGATTTCTCACCTCGGTCTTGAGCGCGTCCAGATCGGCCCCTTCCTTCTCCAGTTCTGCGGGAATTGCCGCAAGACGGGCCTCAATCTCGGCCAGACGGTCCGCCCCGTAACTGGGATCGGCAAAGAACTGCAAGCCGATTCCGGCAAGTTTGCCACGCTTCGTAATGCTCATTTTTCATACCTCCAGTAAAATCCGAATCTTTTTCTTTTCCCGCTCGGCGGCCAGGGCCGCAAGTCGCTCCGCTTTTTCTGCCTCGATCACTCCGTCGATCCAGGAACGGGCGGAAATATCGGTTGATGGGTTGGCCGGAAAGGATACCGCCGACACGTCGTACACCTTCTTGATTTTGAGAATGCGCCGGGTGTGGGTCTCCCGGTCATAGCTGTCCTCCTGTACCACAAAGGCCCAGGACATTTTAGTAATCAGCCCTGCGGCGATGTCCTCATGCATGCTCCTGGCCTGCTCTGTCTTGGACAGGTCCGCAGCGATAAAAAGGCCCCGCTCCTGGGGTTCGATCAGCAGCGTATTGCTCTTTCCTGTCCTGGCAAACACACGCCCGCCGTGGTCGAACTGCATGATCACATCCGACAGATCCGCTCCATCCAGTGCATGCCGGTCAACGACCTCTTTGTACTGCACCCCGTCGTACTCCCAGAGCACATAGGGGTCGTCGAAGGTCGTCGCGTAGCCCTCCACGTAATAATCGGTATCAAACCGCTTGTTCGCCTGCGCCGGGATCAGCAGGGGCATTGCCCTGTACTCCCGGTCCTGTTTCACCGGCATGTTTCCCATCTCCCTTCACTCCGTTCTGCTGATTCAGCGCGTTGACCTCTGCATAGTCGCGGCGGATGTAATAGCGCTTGCTGTCCTCCGTCCCCAGCTCAGGAAGCTGGAACACCTCCCGCCCCTCATCCATGTTCATCATGCCGCGGTCAAAAAGCTGCGTCACGGTACTCAGCTTGTCGGCCATGGTCATGTGCTGGAGCCGATTCACGGAGAAAATGATCTGCTTTCCCCGGGCAATCTCATCCTGGGAAAAGGTCATATTGGTATGGACCAGAGACGCCTCAATGGCAAAAGGCTCGATCTGCCCCTCGTAGTAGGCAGACCACTGGTCGCTGGTATACTTGTTGTGGAGGATCTCCGACGACATACCAAAGTAGTCGAATACGCTTTCCCGGATGGCGGCCGCCTGTTTGTCGTCCACCACATAGGGCTTGCTGTCAATGGCCTTGACATCCTCGTATTTGGCGTCAAAGATCATCACTCCGCCGTTGGTGTCGGACAGGTTGTCCCGGACCAGCCTGTCCCGCTCCTGGGTCATTGCCTCCGGTTTCAGGATCTGCGACAGCTTTGCCAGGAACCGGACGGAACCGGATGCTTTGACCCCGTTGATGATGCTCTGGTTCTGCGCGTGGATCAGTTCCATCGTCGGGCGCATGGGCCGGTTGCTCTCCCCGAAAAAGTCGTCCCGGTACTGCATCTGCGTCATAATTCCGGAGCGATCCAGCTCCACCACGCCAGTCCCGACCGGGAACTGATAACGCAGATACTCCTGTCCTTCCAGCTCGACCACCGCCGCCTGACTGGGCAGCACCGGGAAAAATCCATTGATGCGCAGCATGAGGTCATCGTCATACACCGGCGCGATAAATGCCGTGTTCTCGGTCTTGTAGATGGTCGCCAGGCGGTACAGGTATTTCTTTGTGTCCATCCATGGATTCGGCCGGTATGACAGCACGCGGTCCAGCCTGGAGTTTCCCGGTCCCATCACCACGGGCCGCAGCTTGCTCACGTGGTTTGCAAACGTATGGATACAGGCCCGTGTCAGGGCCATCTCATAGACCCCTCCGTCAAAGCTGGTGTATACCGGCGTATAACCTCCCAGTGTACGGAAGTAGGAGTATACCTGGGCCTCCGCTGTCTTTCTTGGGAATAATTTTTCCAAAAGCCCCACGGTCTCACCTCAGTTCAGGTTGATGTACATGTCTTTTTTGTCCTGGAGCACCGTATAAGCGCACAGCAGCGCCACCGTTCCATCGATCCTGCGTCTGGCATCCAGCGATTTGACGGGCTGGACATTGCCATTCACATCTGTCTTTACCTCCGTGTTGACCAGACACCACTTGTCGATGGGATTATCTTCGTAAATGATGCGATGCCCCTGGAAGTCCGCCTTCAGGTCTTTCATGGGTTGCGACAGCGTCAGCGGCCCCTGCCGTACCGGTATCATGCAGTTCGGGCCGAACTCGGCGCGGAACTCGCGCAGCAGCGTATCATCGATGTGCCACGGGTCATACCCGATGTATGAGGCATAGAGTCCATCCTGGTCCCGCAGCTCTTTAAACCACTCCAGAAAGATCCGCTTCTCGCATTTATTTCCCGGACACGTTCGCATGAGCCCCTGCTCTACCCACAGGCTGTACGGGGCATTATCCCGCTCGCGGCGGTTTCCCTCCTCTGCCTGCTTATCCAGTACCGATTGCGGGATCCAGTACATGGAGCGCACATAGATATTCGGGTCTCCCGGTCTCATGCAGACTGCCTTGGCCGCATTGAGATCTGTGGTATCGGCTGCATCGAATCCGCCGATGCAGTAATCAAATTGGATAAGTCCAATCCATTTCGCCGTGTTGTTCAGCTCCTCCCAGCGCAGCCATGCGCTCTCGGAGGTCTGCGGCATATTGAAATCCTTGACCATCACCGTGGGCTTGAACGTAGGGTCATCTTTTGCCTTCTGCACCATCTGCTCCAGATAGTCCCGGCTCTTGATGGTGCCCAGTCCCGGATTTGCCTTCTCCCAGCACTCCGGCTTGTCCCATTCCGACGGGTCATCCAGGGTGTACAGAAACGGCAGGAACCGCCGGTTCTTTGCCTTCCCGTCCAGAATATCGCAGGCATACTGGAACTGTGCGTCAAAGACGCCGTTTCGAATGAAGCCGTTGGTAGAAATACAGAACAGCAATGGCTGTGACCGTGCGCCCATGCCCTGCTTGACCAGGTCGTAGAGATCTCGGTTTTTGATGGCCGACAGCTCGTCGATGGTGGCGGCGTGAACATCCAGTCCGTCCAGGCTGGATGTGTTGGAGGCCAATGGCTTGATGAAGCCAAGGTTGGCCGGGCAGTAAATGTCTGCCACCCGTTTGCGCAGGTACCGGGACAGGTGCGGTGACTGCCGGACCATCTTGACCACGGCGTCGTACCCAAGGGCCGCCTGCTCCCGCTTGGTGGCCAGGTTGTAGATCTGTGGTGCGCCCTCTCCGTCGTTGACCAGCAGATCGATCTCAATCCCGGCGGTCTCCGTGGTTTTGCCGTTCTTTCGTCCCTCCACGATGAGGACCTCCTGGTACTGCCGCAGGTCGTTGTCGTCCACGAACCCGAAGATGGCCTGGAGCCTGGCTTTCTGGAAGAGCTGGAGCCGAAGAGGCGTTCCGATCCTTCCGGTCGGTGTCTTGCAGAAGAGCCCGATGAAGTCTATGTGGCGGGCGGCGATGTCCGGGTCAAAGTGAAATTCACCCGGGCAGGCCAGATTCTCCAGCAGCAGCTCGGCCACCTGCTTCATACGCCGGCAAGCCTGTATCTTCCCGTCCAGAAGTGCGGTGAAATAGAGCTCCATGTCGGTCATTTTGCGCCACCGCTCCGATTTTTGAGGAACTTGGTGAGCTCATCGTCTGCCGGCGGCGCATCGGGCAGCAGGTCGTTGATCTGCTTGATGACGGACGTGTAATTCTTGATCATGGCGTTGTATACGTCCACCTCCGGGCTTTTCCGGGTGCCGTACTGATTTTCTCCGTTTTTATACTCAGAGACTACGCCTTTTTCTCGTATTTCGGCCTGCAACTTGGTCAATTGCTCCTCCATAAACACGGCGTTTGTGATGAGCTGCAGGCACAGAGACTGCTTCTCTTTCGCCGCCGCATTATAGGTATCTGCGAACCGACCCAGGTCTTTTTTCTTTACGCTCTTTGCCATTACCACACCCCCTTCCGTGCACACCCCCGCTGTAAAAAAAGTTGCCACTCCATCGGTCTCCTGGGGGTCAGCAGCCCCCGCCGACCGGGGGGGAGTGGTCCCCACGGTCAGGCCTCGTACTGCTCAAACCAGCGCTCAATGATTTCCCGCTGCAGGAGCTTGTCCGTGCGCTCCAGGTCCGACATGGCCCGCTCGATACACAGACCCATCGGCTGACCGACAAAGATCAGCTCTGCCCGCAGTCTTTTGGCCAGCCCCTCCCGCTCTGCGCGGTTGGGCAGCGTTGCTGCGATCCATACCGTCTTGCAGTCTACCACCGCTTCCCGCCGTTCGATCTGGCCGAACAGGAACTCCCGCACCAAAAGCGCCAGCGCCACCAGGTTGTTGGATGTACTGTCCCGGCCGCCCATGGTAAGTGCCTGCCGGATCAGATCCAAATCGATCACCAGATCAGTCGGGTCCATGTGCTCACGGATGTACGTGCTCTTTCCCCCGGCTGGCGGTCCCCACACGATGACCACCCGCTGTGGGATCGGCTGTCCATCCGCACCAAAGTACACGCCGTTTGTGAGGACTTTCCGGTTCTTCCGCTTCTGGAATCCTCGCACGATAGCCTCCCGGTGCGCCTTGAAGTGGCACTCCTTGCAGAGCCATTTCAGTTTCTCCGGGTTCAGCGTGACCTCAGCGTCGTGGATATTCCCCGGTGTGAGGAAGGTCGTGTGGTGGAGCTCTTCCCCCGGCGCCTCCCCGCAGTTCTCGCACATCCCGCCGTCCAGCAGGCGTCTCTGGGCGATGTAGGCCGCCCGGCATGCCTGCCAGGCGTTTGAATTGTAGAACGCTTTTGCGAAGGCTTTCACTTCCAAACCTCCTCACCTGTGGTGTCACAGGGTAAGCCTATCACGTTCTGGAGACAAGTTGCCTAATTTGTTAGGCAACTTAAAATTTTTCTGTTCTTCCAAGCAGATAATCCGTCGTCGTCTCAAAGTAGTCCGCCAGGAGGCACACTGTACTTGTAGACGGGTCTGCTTCGCCCCGTTCATAAATCGATATCATGTCTTTGCTCAGCCCGCACAGCTCGGACAGCGTCCTGCGGCTCATCCGCCTGGCCTCCCGGAGCCTGCGCAGGCGTGTGGGAAATCCCTCATTCATCCTGTCTGCCACCTGCCTTTCTCCCTGTGTGGGATTGTTCCGCCCGCTCCCTGGGCATGATGTAACGTATGTAGGCCGCCGAGAATCCGCTCTCGGCGCTCTCATGCAGTTCCCGCTCCACGATTCTGGCCTCCTTGGGCACTCGCACAGAACCTGCCTGCTGCACCGGGACCGGCGTGGAGTAGACCGGCCGCTTTGCCCCCTTCTTGGCGGAGCTCCAGCACTGCTCCCCTCGTCCATATCCGGCATTGCGCACCATGTACCGGGCTACGGCGGTATAGTCCCCGCTGTCATCCAGATGCCGGCAGGAGAACTCATCGGCGGGCCAGTTGGCGGCGATGAGCTCCCAGTCCATGGCGTTGAGCACCACATGGTGGTGCAGGCGCACGGGGTCTCCTGTCTTTGAGGAGCGGTCTGCCGTGACCAGCGCCCAGATCAGCGCCTTGCCGTGCTTCTTCCGGTAGGCCCTGGCCAGACGTCGGATGAAGTTCTTGGCGATGCGCTTTGCCTCCGCCCGATCCGCCGGGAGACGTCCGTCGGAATATTTCAGCGTGAGGAAGAGATCCCCGCCCCGGTAGTTGCAATTCAGAAACCGGGCCAGGGCAAGCACGCTCTCCCGCTCGTTCCGCTCTACCTGCTTGATGGTCGATTTTCCCTTGCGGCCTCCCCTTGGCTTGCGGGTCCTGGTGACCTCCATGAGCACATCCCGTTTTTCCACCACCCGGCCGGATATGATTTTGTACCGCATGAGCTGCTTCACTGCCTTTCCTCCTGCTCCGCTCTCTGTTCTTTCTTCTGTGGCTCTGGTGCGATAATTAGCGGTCTAAGGGCCCCGCATAAGAACGCGCGTATCCTTATATATAAGGAGTGCCGGCTCTCTGACCGCGCCCCCGGCGAGTGCCCGGGGCGTCATCACAGAGTCGGATGCCCGGAGAGGGCTTGTCCCCCTCTCCGGGCTGTTCCGTAATTTCCTTTTTCTGGATTATCAAAATAATTACCATCCTTGACTTCTCTGCAATTTTTGTTATGATGCAGATAAGAAAGGGGGAGATCGCTATGACACGGATGGAACTGGAGGCGGAACGCGCCAGGCTGCGCCAGCAAATCATCAGCCTGACCTCCATCACCCTCGGTCCCGATATGGCGCCCGTCCGTGCGATGGCGCACGATTCTCCCTGCCGCGCCTTTCTCAACCATCTGGAGGAGCAGCTGGAGGAGAAGAAGGCCCGCCTGCGGGAGCTGGACGAGCAGATCGAGCGGTCCTCCTCCCCCACCGCCCGTTTTCGGGAGAACAGCCTGAATTGTCTCGGGATCATCTGGTTCATCGCGGCCTTCCTGCTGATCGTATGCCTCCTTGCCGGTACGATGCTGGATGATCTCTCGTCCAGAGCGCTGGGCGTGTGTTCGCTCCTCATGTTCCTCTGGGCCCTGTGGGCCACCTTCTCCCGGGATCCGTGATCTCTGCCGCCCCATCAGGGGGCGGCTTTTTGTTTGGTCACGGACATGTCATCCCCGAAAGCCGTTCCATGGCCTTTCGGATGATCGCGCAGCTGTCTGAGTGCCTGGAGCAAGCCGTCCATCGTGTCCAGCGTCATGTCATTTTCCTCCATTACAAGGCTTTGGGAATGGTCTCCAATGGGTCACCACTGGGCAGCCAATTGTGGGGAGTTCGACCCAATGGCCATCTTCTGTGCGCGCTCGTCCAGTCTTTTCCGTTCCGTCACTGAATCGAACAGACACAATTACATAGTCAGACTCTCTTTGACACAGACCTTCAATACCTTCACGCCACTTTTCCAGACCAATCAGCTTTTTAAATATGCTATCGCGCTCAGGTGGCAAATGGTCCTTTACACTTATCCACTTGCTGTCCTCCACCATATTCCGCAGACGGTCAATGTCGTATTCTTCTCCAATCAATTTTGATATGACAGACTTCATTTGACTTTCTGTCAAACCTCCATCTCCGTCTTCGTACTCACACTTGGCACATGTATCTAATTCACAAAAATCCTTTTTCCCAAAACAGAAAAACCGATCCATCAGCTTTCCTCCTCTCCCTCCAGCGGGCAGCTTCCTGGTGGCTCCGGCAGCGGCATCCAATAAGTTACTTCCGGGCTTTCCCATTCCGGATATTCATTTACTACCCACCCCTCACCTTGGAAATAACCAGCCGTCATGATCGCTCTATGTAAGGTTATATTTTCATGTGGCTTCCCAGAAACGATTACCAGCACAGTTTCTCCATCTTTATTATCTTCCGGAAGTCTATCCTCGACGCTCACCCACGCCTCCCGGTCGATGTGGGCTGGATGGTGTGAGTAGAACTTTACTCCTTCCATTTTTTCTGCATACATCGAGATAAGGCTAGGTGTCAGAATATGTCCGCGAACACAAAGGCACCAGTATCCGCCCCATCCTTCAATCGTTTTATTTTCGACTTCGGCCCACACAGGAGTTGGCTTCTCCATCCCCATCAGCTGTTCCAGTGGCAATGGAACCATATCGGTGGCTTCACCGATATGGCAAGCCCGCACCGCCTCCAGGCAGGCCTCCAGGATGTCGATCTGCTCCTGCCAATGAGGCTGCATATCGCATCCGTTGATGTCCGGTGCAAGGCGCAGCGACCGAAGCTCCTGGGTCAGCCAGCGGATGGCCTCCTCCTTTCGGTTCAGATATCCCATGTTCGTTTTCCCTCCATCCTCCATCTGAGGTATGCGGCGATCCGCCACGGAGCCGGACGGCGGCACAGGTACACAAAAAACTCCCACAGCTCCCGGTCCCTCTGTTCCAGCTCTTTCAGCGCCTTTCTGGCGCGCTTGCACTGTCTTTGACTCATATGCGATTCCTCCATTTCTCCAGGGTGTCCCTGGCCTGCTCCAGAGAACTGAACGTCTGGGTCTGTGTCATCCCCGGTTCTTCCAGGCGCATCTGGATCACCATCGCCGCCGGCTTCCAGACGGCCGGCGCACGGCATACCTGGATGAAAAGCTCCACGCCGGCCAGAAAAACCAACCGCTCTTCGATTGGCGCGCAGCTCCGGAACGCCAGGGAGACACGCTCCCATATCCGCTCATTCATGCGTGTCCTCCGGCTTCGGCTCCTCACGCAGCTTGTCGGCCAGAGCCTCCATGGCGCGCGCGAGTTTGTCTGCGGTCTCCGCCTGTCCGTTGCCGCGCATGGAGCGGATGATCTCCCACATCTCCTCCGCCATCTGTTGCGCCTGGCAGAAGTAGACCTGGAAGGATGCCACTTCCCCGCTGCTGGCCACCTGGATCTGCTTTTCCGCCTGGGCCAGCTGCTCCTCGGCCCGCTCCCGGGCGGCGCGGGCCTCTTTCAGCTCCTTCTCCTGCCGCTGCTTCAGCTCTTCCAGCGCGCCCTTTGCCTTGGCGGCCTTCTCCCGGGCCCGCTCTTTTTCCGCCTCCGCTTTGCGGATGCGCTCCTCCAGCTCCCGCTCGGCCTCTGCCCTGGCTTGTTCCGCGGCGGCGCGGACAGCGTCCTCGTCCACCACCTTCTCTACGGCCACATCCACCGGGCTGGCACGTAGCTCCTCCAGCTCCGCACGCAGGCGGCTGACCTCCTCGCCGGCGGAAGCCGCCGCCTCTTCGGTCTTTCTGCGCTGCTCTTCCAGCTTGAGGCGGTATCCCTCCGCCTGGTTCTCCGCGGTGCGCTGGGCCTCCCGGGCGGCCTCCACCTCACGGCCCATCCCGGAAAGCCGCTCGTTGGCCAGTCGGATGTCCTCCTCGGTTTTCTTCCGGGCAGCCTCTGCGGCCTGCACATCCTCCCGGGCCTGAGCCAGCTCCTTGAGGGCCGTCTGGAGCTCCCGGGTGGACATGCCCTCCACGTCGTTTTCGGACAGAAAACTCTCCCGCTCCTCATCCGGTAAAACCAGCAGGGCCAGGGCCTTGGTGTAGCTCAAATTGCCAAGCGCTTGGGATTTTGCTACCGGTCCGAAGAGGGATTGCTGCTCCGCCCCGTAGGCCTCAAAGATCCGCATGAAATTGTTCGCGGTGCTGGACTTGTATCCCAGTCGGTCCCGTAGGTAGTCCCCCCACTGGCCATGGGGCAGCATGGCCTTGACCTCTACCAGCCTCCGTCCGATCTCGATGGCATATCCAAGCGCCATCTGCTGTGCCTGCTTGTGGAGGGCCTTGATCTCCACGGTGACCAGTTCCACTGTCCGCTCGGGCGCCGGCTCCAGGGCCATCCCGGCATCCGCCGCCAGGCAGCGGGCCTCAAAATCACGATCTTCCATCGTATATCCTCCTATGCGATCTGATCCGCGGGCGCAGCCGCACCGGCGGGTAGGATGGGCGCGCCGCCCTTGTCGCGTTTACTTCCGTTTTTTACCCATGAGAGCCACGGGTCCAGGATTGCAGCATATCTTACCTTTGGATCCTCCTGCTCCGGATTCTCCGGGCAGCTTTCCCGTTCGTTGCGGTATCCATGGATCTGCTGCAAATGGTTCCCGTGCATCTCGATGGTAACAAGAGGCCTCATTGGATGACGCTTATCACGCAGAAAGAGGATCGTAAGCTTCCCCTGCGCATGGCGGGCGGCATAGCCTCCTACACAGTGTCGGAGTGCCTTCCCCTCTTCCACGATCTCACTGACGGAGTATGGAGGCCGGATCAGATAGCCCGCATACTCAAATCGGTACTTCTGCATCAAGCGCTTTACCAGGCCCCGGGCTTCTTTGTTTGCCTGCTTTGCTTCCAGGATGCCTCTTGCCTCGGTTGCCCTGTCGTGGGCATCCTTCAGAGACTTCGGGCGCTGTACATTGTGTACGGTCAGGTCATAACGAAGGAACTCTGCGGCCTCCAGGTAGTCCCGCCACTCCTCCCATACCGCAATGGCTCCACGCCGCTGCCAGTCTGCATCTTGCTTTTTCAAATAGTTCACAGCCTGTCCCACGTTCAGATCCAGACGGATACACCAACGGATGAGCTTTCCTAGCTCTGCACTTCCGACACACAGGCGCAGATCCTCCAGCTGCCGGAAGGTACATTCTTTTCCGGCGGTGCGCAGACTTTTATAAAGTCGGAGCAGCTCCAGCCGTCCTTCTACCGCCTGAAACTCTTTCAGCTCTGCCTTATCCAGTCCAAATCCCTTTCTTGGGTCTGTCTGTGTCCAGTCGATGCCTTTTCCGCTTCTCTTTCGGATCACCAGATCCAGCACAGCCTCTCGGAGCCCCATCTTGACCATCATTTCCAGTTGGGGACGACGCGTCGCGGCCCCCAGATAGCGCATGAGCGCCGTGTGTATGTAGCCGTCCATCCATACCTTGTGCCCTTCCCGCTCAAACTGCTCGTATCCGCAATATCGGAGAAAGGAATCCTTCAGGCGATCCAGGCCCACCGCATGATATCCTCCGGCCATATAGGCCCAATACCCGTATCCATCCGGAAACGGCTCATAAATACTCCGGGTCTCGATCCAACTCTCATCCAGGACTTTTCCGCCCGGTGATAGTCCCAACCCGGTCCAATCATGCTGGATCTTCCACTGTTGTGCTTTTCCGGGCGTGAAGCGATAACACATTTTCGGCATGACCTTCAGTTCCGGGCACAGCCCATCCCGGTAGTCCTTCCGCACATAGGCCGCCTCGGCCCATACGGTTTCGCCGTCTGTGTGGAACAGGATCGCCTTACACCACTCCACCAGATTCTTTCTGCTTTTTGCGATACCAATATTTTTTAAAATTGCCCGTACACCGCACTTGGGACAGTTCACGGCCCCGTTGTGCCGCGTCCCCATAAAGCTCTGCCATTCCGGTGTCATGAGGCGTGGAAGTGACTCGATAATGTACCGCTCTCCACAGTGTGTGCAGGTACAGCTGCGATCTCCATTCCGGCCTGTTCTGTAAAAAACATAGGGTTGGAAGAGCGCATTGAGTCGTTTGATGTCCTCCCCCGTCACGACCGGGAATCCGTTCGGATATTCCTTGCCCATACTCCTGCGCCTCCTTACAGAAAATCGGTCAGGTCTAGGAGCACGCCGGCCTTACGGGGAGGCTTGTCCATTTGCACTGGTACGGGATTTGGCTCCGCATCCCCGCGTACAGACGCGCACAGATCGATCGTCATCTGGCAGCGGATATCTGCACCTGGGAAATAGAACTGCACGGCTTTCTGATAGAGCTTCAGATCGCTGATACAGTTTCCGACTCCTTTCATGGCTGCGGCGCAGCAATCGCTCAGCGTTCCGTCTGCCTGGACCACGGCCTGGGCAAACTCCGCATCCTGTCTGACAAATCTCGTCAGGGCCTCCGCGACCTCATCCTTGACGGCTTGTTCTTTTCTTCCGCCCTTGAATCGTGTCTTCTCCTCTGCGATTTTCCGCACAGCCTCATCAATCCTGTCCATATCACACCATTCCTTTCTTTTTCCCGTTGGGCTCCAGGCCCAGGCGCTTCCGGCGGCCGGCGATGGTTGAGCGGGAGAGCCCCATTCCCCGGGAAATCTGTCCGTCGCTCTTTCCCTCGGCGTAGAGCCGCAGGAAGGTCTCCCGCCGCTCCTGCGCGCTTTCCCGGCTCTTCTGCTTGAGGGCGCACAGGGGATGCCGCTTATCGCACCCTCCGGGCACCTTGCAGTCAAAGCATCGCTTGTCCGGCGGCGCATAGTGATGGCGCTCCCGCTCCACGGGGCCCTCAGAGGGTGCGCCATCCCACGGCCTTGTTGCGCCGCCGCCGATCCAGACGCCCTTCCCCTGCTTTGAGGAAAACAATTTCATCGCTTCCACGTCCTTTCCAGGAAATATGGTTGCGCCGCCGGACACCTCTGTGATAGGATAGGTGTATCCGGCGGCGTCTGCGCTGCTGGTCTCTGCCGCCCCCTGCGTTGTGTTTGACCGCACCGAACGCAGGGGGCTGTTTTTGTCCTCATCGCCGCATCCCCGCACGGCGGTCCCTGGTCTGGATATCCGCCATCTGGCGGCGGGTAAACTCCTCCGCCGCCCGGCAGTCCCGGCACAGACCCGGCTCCGCGGTGCGCTTTCCGCACCGGCGGCAGGTGGGCTCCAGGGCCCGGCCGCATTTCCGGACGCTCATGCCGCCCACGATGTACTTCCAGTTCTCCTTCTGGCCCCACCTCTCGGCGGCCAGCAACGTGGCCGAGTCCGGCCCGATGGTCTGGACGGTGACCACGCCGAACTCCGGGTGGCTCACCTCATAGTTATAGAGTCGCTCTTTTGCGGCCACCTCCATCACCTCCACACATAAAGTCCCATGGTGGCCAGGACGGTCAGGAGCAGCAGCCCCCCAATACAGGCATACACCTTCCGGCGCAGGCGGGCGGCCCGGCGGCGCTGCCGGTTGCGGCTGCGGTACTTCCCCGCAGCTTCCCGCCGCTCCCGCTCGGCAGCTGCGTCCCGCTGGATGACGCTCCACTCGGTGTCCAGGATGCAGGGCTCAAACATCCTCCTCACCTCCTAGGCAGTCCGGAGCGGGTAGGACGATGAGTCCTCCGTCCTCCAGACGCAGATCCGCCACCCGCATATCCATGGCCAGGGATCGGATCACCGCATCCGGCGCGGTGTGCAGGAGGATGCTGGGGATAAAATCCCCGTCCTCGGTCTCCTCGGTGACGGCCAGCTCCATGGGGCCGTGCTCCAGGGACAGGTCCATCAGGTCGGCCACGATGGCCTTGGTTGTCTTACTGTACATGGTGTTTCTCTCCTTCTTATGTAGTAGGTTCTGCGGCAAATTCCGGGAAAACCTCCTCCAGCGGGGGAAGCGGCTCGGCCGGGCGGTATACCCGCTCTCCGGCAAAGGCCGCGTTGAGGCCCTGGACGTTGATCATGGTACTGACCCAGCGCTTCTGCTCCTGGTTGAGTTCGTCCATGTCGTAATACCGGCCCTTGATGTTGACAAATGCCTGAGAGTTGAAGGTCCAGCCCTCCGGCGTGGTCAGAACTACCAT